TACTATCCTTCCTGTTGAATTAAAAACAACGTTTCAACAGTTTGTTGATAACAAAAATATTCCTAATTTAATTCTATCTGGTACTGCTGGTGTTGGTAAAACAACAGTTGCTCGTGCTATGCTTGAACAACTTGAATGCGATTATATCGTAATTAATGGATCTATGAATGGAAACATCGACACCCTCAGAAATGAAATCCTCAATTTCGCATCCTCAGTATCTTTTACTGGAGGGCGAAAATATGTCATTCTCGACGAAGCAGATTACCTCAACGCCAATTCTACGCAGCCAGCCCTACGAAATTTTATGGAAGAATTTTCAGGAAACTGCGGCTTTATACTTACCTGTAACTTCAAAAACAGAATCATTGAGCCTCTTCACTCTCGGTGCTCCGTTATTGAATTCAAAATTTCTAAGAAGGATATGGCTCGACTGGCAGGTCAATTTTTCAAGCGTACGCAAGGAATTTTAGAAGCCGAAGGTGTTACCTATGATAAGGCAGTAGTTGCTGAGATCATTCAGAAGTATTTCCCAGATTGGCGTCGTGTTCTTAACGAGCTTCAGCGTTATTCGGCGACTGGTTCTATTGACTCTGGCATCCTTGCTAATATGCAGGAATCTTCAATCAAGGAACTTATAACCTTAATGAAAGGTAAGAACTTCACCGAGGTCCGCAAGTGGGTCAGAAATAACATTGACACAGATGTTAATGCTCTTTATACCCAGTTCTATGATTCTTCTTGTGAATATTTTACAACAAAAAGTATTCCTGAGCTAGTGCTTATTATTGCCAGGTATCAATATCAAAATGCCTTCGCTGCCAATGCAGAAATTAATTTTGTAGCTTTCCTTGTCGAAGCTATGATGACGTTGGAGTTTGCATAATGTTTTTGGATGTAACATTACAACCAAGGCAAAAGGAAAAAGAACAGACAGAAGTAGTTAAACTAAGGTATAATTGGAATTATGAAAATAATATCAATTCTGGTAAACAACTTATTGATTTAGATAATCCACAGGAATTTAAGTATAGCCAGTGGCGTACGAATTCAGCTCTTTCTAATCATAATGAAACATTGTCTAATGTTCAAGATATGAATTTAAATCCACATTTAACTGATAAGATGCATTATCATTATATGTTTTATTCGGTTCGTAAAGCTACTCGGTATGGAAAGAAAAAAACCGAAGAAGATAAGAAGCTTGAAGCTCAAATAAATAAAGAAGAAGAATTGATTAAGATGATCCAAGAGTATTATAAGTTTTCATATAAAAAATCTGTGGATGCCTTCAAGATCCTTAATAAAAATCAATTGAGTTATATCAAAGATATTCTTACAAAAGGTAAAGATTAATGATAAAAATTATTGATGATTTTTTACCAGAAGAAGAATATGATGATTTAATTAAAGCTTATTCTAAGTTAAGTTTAACTTATGGGTGGAAATCTAATAAAATTACTGACCCTCATGGCCATTGGAATTATAATATTGCTAAAACTGGGTCAGAAAATTTAGCAAATATAACCAGTAAATTACCTAAAAAAATAAATGAAATTTGGGAACATATTAAAAGCAAAGAAATAATGGTTGATAATCATGCATTATTACGTTGTTATATAAATGGGCATACGTATGGTAATGAAGGTTATTTTCATACAGATAGCAAAAGAAATGATGAAGTAACAATCGTTATATATCTTTGTGATGCATGGAATTTGGATTGGGCAGGAGAAACTTGTTTTTCTGACGAGAAAATGGAATCCATTATTTTTGCTGCGAGCCCAAAGAAAAATAGAGCTGTTGTTTTTCCAAGTAATTTACCTCATTGCGCCCGAGCAGTATCTAGAAAATTTGTTGGCCTTAGAAAAACATTAATGTTTAAGAGTAGAACTTTAAGAACTCCAAATTTTGAAAAGTTAAGTTCATTTTTATTTGAAAATAATGCTTTAAATTTTAAACACAAAGATGGAACTCTACATGACCATTTGGTTAGAGTTTATCAATTACTAGAAAAAAAAGGATTACCAGAATATGTTTGTTTTGGTGGAGGATTGCATTCTGTTTTTGGAACTAACGCTTTTACCAAAGAATTGTTTAAGATAGAAAATCCTCAAACAATTATTGATACCTTTGGGTATGAAGCATTTGGGTTAGCTAAATTATTCAGTAAAGCAAAAAGACCGAAAACTCTTGAAGAAGTTAATATAATGCAAGATGGATATGCCTTAGAGTTGAATGATGGTTCTACAACATATGTGGATAGTAATGTTTTCAATAATTTGCGTATGATTGAGTGTGCTAATCTTGAAGATCAGAATAGCCTAAATATGGATAAGTATCCTAATCTTTGTGAGGTATGGAAATAAATTATGTTAATAAATAATAATAACAATGATTTGAATGAGGTAACTTATGTCTATAATCGATTCGCTTGTGGAGGTGAAGATTGCTGAAGAAGAAGATTTCCTAAAAATTAAGGAAACTTTGACCCGCATTGGAGTAGCTTCTCGTAAAGAAAAAAAGCTTTATCAGTCTTGTCATATTTTTCATAAACAAGGCAAATACTACATTGTTCATTTTAAGGAAATGTTTTCTATCGATGGTAAACCAACCAATTTTTCAGAAGAAGATAAAGGTCGCCGTAATAAGATCATTGAGCTTCTCCAAGATTGGGGATTAATTAAGGTCATTGAGATAGACCAAATTAAAGACCCTCTTGCCATGATGAGTCAGATTAAAATTATCAATCATAAAGAAAAGGGCGATTGGACTTTAGAAGCCAAATACAATATGGGACGTAAAAAGAAATAAAAAGGATTTTATATTATGAAGTTTCCGTGGAAAGTGCAGAAAAAAGTTTTTACTCCAGCCGAGGAAAAACTAGAGAAAATAAAAGATCTTTTATTCCCTCCTCTTCTTCTTAAAGAGGAGATGGGGAAAGATGGTCAGTCAATAAAGTACCATGTTGACTATTCTGTAGATTCAAATCTGGATGCAGTATTGATGGATCTACAGGAAGGACACAACGATCCTGCCTGTCATAAAACATTAAACACAATTATAACAAGACTCAATAATATCAGAACGTTACTCGAGGCTTATGCTAAATTAGACTCTGAGGCTAAGTACATTATTGTAGATGATATGAGTCAGGAAAAAGAAATATTCGCTGGAAACGAATAAAATATAGTTTGACAAATAATCCAATCTGGGGTATACTTAACTTAAGATGGGAGTTTGACTATGACGATGCATATTTTACCAGCTTATTTTACTACTACCAATACCAAAAGTAAGAAGAAAAAAGATAAACAGATGACATCACATGATGTTTGGCTTTTGAAGAAGGGGTTGCAACCCGAACAAATTAAGTTGAAAAAAGAAGTTGACAAAAATTGGAAAACGAAGTATACTAATGATATGGTTGTTGATCGAAGTTCCTATAAGTCAGCAGATATGACTAACGCTCGAGCTCCAAAACCAGAACCTAAAGTATATAATGGCGAACGTAAGTTACTTGGCATTGCAACAATGCATAAATCTAATATGGTTCCTGTGTTTGCTAAAAGCGACGCCGAAGATATTGCAAGAATGAGGAGAGGCTAATGTATATTCAGATACAGCTTCAGGATACAACAGGTAACTGGCGAACATATGGTCTTACCCAAAACAATTCTCAGATAATTTTATCTGAGATGAAGCAGCTTTCTACACGATTTCCAACGCAACGTGTTAGAGCTGTTGATATGGATGGACGTCTTATAGACATCCTTTAATTATATTATGATTTGTAATAACTAGGAGAAAATGAATGACTACTAATGTTTCTAAGATTGAAAATGTTTTTAATGCTCTCGTAAATAATGGTGAAGAACTTACCGCTAAACAGATTGCATCTCGTTATGGTATCTCAAATCCACATGATGCTATTTACCAGCTTCGTATGGGAGGTTATTCGATTTACTTGAATCGAAAGAAGAACAGTAAGGGTGAAGTTACTCACAAGTACCGTCACGGAACTCCTTCTCGCAAGCTTATTGCTGCTGGTTATAAGGCTCTTGCTGCTGGTATTGTTTAATATTTAAAATAGAGGTGGGATAATTTTGATATTTTTCCTGTCCCACCTCTATTATTTTTTTATTTTTTATAAATAATACCTTGACTTATTTTTCGTTATGTAGTAATATAATAATATACGCTGTTTGAAATCGTTGGAAACTTGTTGAAACGACTTCGGTTGTTTCTTCATGGGTGCATCAGAGCGTGGATGATCGTAAAGTCCGCTAGGCTCTCTCAGTCCGTCTAGTTCGCGCGATAAACGACGGTGGTGACAGAAGTTAGATAGCTGGTGCATCCTTTAAGAAACAATATTGGCGCATAGCTCAGAGGTAGAGCACTGTCCTGATAAGACAGGGGTGGAAGGATCGTTACCTTCTGTGCCAACCAATAACGGCGTGTAGCGCAGTCTGGTAGCGCATCTGCTTTGGGAGCAGAGGGTCGCAGGTTCGAATCCTGCTACGCCGACCAATTTGGAGGTATGCGAGCAAGGTGCTCAAACGGTCCTGAAAACCGTGCCACCGCAAGGTTGATGGTTCGATTCCTTGTACCTCCGCCAAGTTGCCAGTTAGAGGGATTGTAGGTGGACCTGTATCGTATGTCCTTTGGGATGATTGCACTGGGGAACCTTCATAAGTTTTGGTCCACTAGCTCAGTTGGTTAGAGCGCCTGACTCTTAATCAGGATGTCCGCAGTTCGAATCTGCGGTGGACTACCAATATGGAGAGTTGGCTGAGTGGTCGAAAGCACCTCATTGCTAACGAGGCGTACGGAACTAGTACCGTAGGTTCGAATCCTACACTCTCCGCCATGAATATAAATAAAACACGTCGATCGGGGAAGGTGGTAATCCGCAGGTCTCCAAAACCTTGAGAACTAGGTTCGATTCCTAGGATCGGCGCCAAATTGGACCCTTAGCTCAGTAGGTAGAGTAGTGGTCTTTTAAACCATTGGTCGTGGGTTCGAATCCCGCAGGGTCTACCAACCTAAATAGATGATGTGTGTTTTTTATTACACATATTTTAATGG